AATCGGAGCCTTTGCCCCAATGGTCCCTACGGCTGTCTTTTCGGCATCCGTCACGTAATTGTCATCAGCACCCATGGCGGGTTGAAAGCCAGTATGACCGGAATCCGCATAGGCAAGGTGGGACAAAGCGGCATGGTCGGTTGTGCCGGAACCAGTAGATATATTCGGATTTGTCAGGTCAGCACCGGCAAAGGTGTAGGTGTCCGTCGATTCCTTCACACAGAACAGCTTATATATTCCGTTCTCTTCCTTCTTGCTGACAACCAGATAGATCTTTCCATTGTCGGAAACATAGTCGAAGACATTGGCATCGGCTCCGGTCGTGATGATGATGACATCGGCGGCCGCCTTATTCGTGTTCACGATGATCGTTTTAAGATCATCGGTGATGGTCGCAATGTTCATGGTATCTGATTGCACGACCGAAGAGAACAGGCTATATCCGGATTCCCCGAAGAAACCATAATTGACGTTCTCCTGGGTAATCCGCTCAATGACCTCGTAGGTGGAGATCTTCGCGGACGTTGCGAGACGTTCCGGTTTATAAAAGCACAGGCCAGAATCTGTAAATATGGTCAGCCACATTTCTGTCCGGAATTTCAGAAGTTCTGCTGACTGAAAGTAAACATCCATCGCTTCAATGGTTACCCCGAGGTTGTCGCTGATAGTAATTCCGGCATAGGTCGCATATTCGGCAATGGTCTGACCAGTCATTACTTCCGTGATGCTCGACAGGTACTTTTTCATCATGGCTTTGGAATACAGATATTCCGTGATGCCTTTTTTATAGCTGTAAAATGTCCGAGCGAGCGCACCGTCAAGAATGTCGGTGTACTGACCGGACACTTTATAAAGGTCTTTGATAACTGCCTGTGGGTCAATTTCAGGGCAAATGAACCTCATATATTCCCCTTATTTCACGATATTTTCATTGTCGTTGTTGTTCCATTCGATTGTCCCTTCCAGGGGGCTATCATCATCATTCCGCATCTGTACAAGGTCGATCTCGGTTGACCGTCTTTTCCAGAGCTGAAAACAAGCGACAATGGTATGAACCGTGCCGTCCACGTTGTTGCTGAAATAAGTGTCAAGGATTTCCTCGTTGTACCACGCAAAGACATGGTAGAATCCGAGCGGGTCGGTTGCCAGAATGAAAAAGTTCTCATCCGAAGGAAGGTCATCATAGGTGTACGCCGTCGCTCCGTCGTTGTCATACATGATTTTTCTGATGATTTTTTTGGGAGTTCCGGCAACAGCCAGGACAGCAGATATATCAGAACGGTTCACAACAAGCGTGCGTCCACCACAGAACTTTTTAAAAGCCTTTTCGATGTTCGCCAGGGGATCGAACTCTGTCAGGTAGTACATTCGGGTAACATCAATGGAGCTCTCGGGTGGGGTGTAGTACCGCATCCGGAGTTTTGCCAAAGTGATCGTCAGGAAGTCGCTGGCTGTCAGCAGGCTTGCGTCAAGGGACGTGATTTCTATGAAGGAACATTCGTTCGTCGGGTCGTTGTATGCAACGCCGTTTAGGTTTGCGCCCTCTAAATATGTGAGACGGAATAGGTCAAGGATCTGACAAGTGATAAATGAAGTCAAACTGAAGGTTAATATTTTGGTAAAAGTGATCGCACCAGGCAATGATTTCCAAAGATTACATGTGTTCCCGGATTTTTGATAGAATATCATGTTTTCTCCATCAAACCCCGCAGTGACAATAGCCATGTATTCGGGAGTGTATACGTTAATACTGGTTTCCTCACCAGACGATATTAAGATTGTGTTTATAGTGTCGGAGTAATTGGATGAGGTCCCACTATACAAATACACACCATCGGTGTGGACGGGTTTGTTGTCGGCGGTATTTTTAGTAAACGTCAGGGTCTTGGTAACTGTGAACGATGATTTTTCAACCTCTTTCACCACACCTGTGCTGTTCAGGTTGCAATAGACATGGGTTAAAGACATGCACATATCGGAGGTGTGCTGACTGAGATTCAGAGTGGAATATCCGCTCGTGAATCCCGGTCCATTCGATTTATAAAAATTATTTGTTGAAGACATTCCATAATACACGTTGTCGAAATCAGCCACACAACACGTTTCGGTTTGTCCAACAGAACAAAAGGTGGTTGTGGTCAAGCTGATGCCCGATGAAGTGATGGTGCAAACATAGACGTTTGAATTACCGGCAAAGCAATAAACGAACTGGCCGGCAGCGCATATCAGCGTGGGAACCGCACCAATGTCCTCGCGCCCTATATAGACTCCCGTCTCCCTGTCATAGTATTCGACGTACTGATCCGCGCCGATAGCAAATATATACGCACCACAGGCACAGAACGCCGTCCTTGTCGTGTGGGTTGCATTGCTGACCACAGTACCTTTCACGCCTATAGATGCATTGCTGACCGTGGCAACCTCGGTACTGGATGCGCTTTCAATATCCATGGTCCCGTAATTATAAATATCCGTTTGAGAGAATGCTGTTCCGGATATCGTCGAGTTCTTCATAACTCGGAGCAATGTTCTTTTACAGGAAATGGTCGTCCAGTCGATAGCACTGAACGCTTTCATGCTGATAACCTCAAGGCCATCAAAGACCACGGGATAATCGGTTGAACCGCTTTCGATTTCATTGATGTAGATTTTCAGATTCGTTGCGGTCACGGCGTCGGAGCCGTCCAGCTTTACACCCATGATGACCACATTCTTTCCGGCAAAGTAAGACGCTTTGAACCTGTATTCCCCTTTGATAGGGCTGTCGGTCTTCCAGACAAGAATCATATTGACATCAGCTTCACCGCTGACATCTAGGGAATGCAGGGCTGACACGTCGAACTGAACATAACCTTGAGCGATGTATTGGTCATAGGCCACCTGTGCCTGTGCGACGGTGTACCCGCCATTCCTTCCGCTCAAATAAAGGTCTGTATCCTTTACGCTTTTGCACGCGATTGTCACGCAGTCTTTTTTCATTCTATGCTCCTGTTTGTGTGTTCAAAACACCGTTCAAGTTCGCGCTATTATTACTCGATGAATAAGCATTGTAGATGATGGAACCGATGTTTGTTGATCTCATGGCTTGATTTGCAAAGCCGACGTCTGATCCAGCCTGTAAGAGGTCCAGACCGGATAGTCCAGTGCTCTTGAGCATGGCAAGCGACTTGATGATGTCGCCGTAGTTCTCGACATCCAGAATGCCCAGCTTTGCCTGTTGGCTCAGGAGTTCCCTGGTCTGTGCCCGCATTTCATCCGTGATCTTTTGCATGATACCCAGACGCTCGGCATCGAGGTCGGTCAAGTCATTAGCTGCGTTCAGTAGGTCCAGCTCATAACCTGACGCAGTTTTCATGTCTGCACCGATAGCGGCCAGCACGTCCTTTTGACCTCGTAAAGTGGCGGCAAGTGTTTCCTGTTCCCAGACATCGTCCCAAAGGGAATCGGCATATACCGGAAGGATAAAACGCCAACGCTCAATTTCATCGCGCCAATATTGCGCCTTTGCATCTGCCGTCTGCGCTTGTGTCTCATAACCGGCCGCCGCCGCCTCGTATTGAGAGTAGTCCGTCAGGTTTGTTCCGAGTCCGTATTGTTCTCCGACACGTTTGGCGTTTGCCTTGGTCTGATCTACAAATTCCTGTTTCGTCTTGATAAGTTCCTTTGTTGCCGCTACCTCTCGGTCAATATCATCAGTGGTATTATTCCTGATGATCTTTTCTTTGTCTACCTGAAAATCTACTTCGATCATGATGTCCAATAGGTCTTCCAGACTTCCGCGAAGTTCTTCCAGGTAGTTTTTATAGGTATTTGAAATGGCCTGTGTTTCAAGGTCAAGGGCCAGGTTGCGCGCCTGCATGTCAGCGTTATAAATGGCATCGGCAACGGCGGCAATGGCAGTGACGATAATGGCCCAAATGTCTTTGCTTTGTACCACGTCAGTGAAGTTAATTTTTCCGCTTGAGTCTTTCAGCGCGTCCATTGCTTTTCCGAGTGCCTGAAACTGTGCCACCACATTGTTAATTTTTCCAGCGAACTCACTTGCCGCGCCATTGGTTTCTACACCGAATAGGTTCAGCATATCGGCGGATAAGGATTTTAATTTGCTGCCGAATTCTGCCACAGCCTGCTCTCGTTTTTTGAAGTCTTCCGGAGTCAATGTCTTTTTCTGTTTTTCCAATAAAGAAATAATAATTTTTAAATTATTGATTTCGGTATCGTAATATTGGTTACTTTCCTTGGTCGGTTTATATGCCTCGGCTTTTAATTTTATCATTTCTTTTAACTGCTCATTAGCCACTACAACGGCGGCATCTATTGTTGAGTCTGTCATAATTTTCGTTTTATTCCGATATGCTTTTTTAAGCGCATCCGGATTTGATGTCATGGAAAAGTCTTCTCTTGCCGTTTTTACAAAATCGGAACCAAGGGCTTTATTGGTAACACTCAAAAGTTTATTAACTGCGCTAACCAGCATTTCGATTAATGGAGTGAGCATTATCCCGATAGTGGTAAACAAGTCTTGAAAACCAGATTTCATGTTTGTGATTGCAGTTTTTAATCTTTCGTTATTGGCTATTGCCCTGCCAACTCCATCCGCTATTGATTGATATAACTGCCTGACGGCCATCATACCCCCGGCGATCAGCGCACCGATTCCGAACATCCGGCTGAACGCCCTGCCGATCCTGTTGGACGTGCGCTCCCCGATCTCGGTCATTTTCTTTTCAAGGCCGTTCATTTCATTGACCGCGACCTTGCCATCGGCGGTTACAGTGTAATAAAATTCACCTATTTTTTCAGCCATTCTTTTTTCCTTTCGACCTCTTCAGATCTTCCCATGTCGTATAGGTTATATTCACCATCTTGTTCAGGGTGTCTATTGCCCCTTTCGGGTCATGCTGAATTTTCAGGTCCATCCACGCCCTGTCCCTGTCCCGTTTCTCCAGACGCTTTTTAAGCTGGTAGACGGTCGGCAGGTCGATCTTGTCAAAGACATACTCGGGATTCGAGGCATACCCGCCGCGGGAGACGATCTCCAGGATGTCCACGGCCAGCTCGTCGATCCCATTGTCCTTGCCTGTCTCTCCCTGTTTTTCAGGAATGCTGTTGTACTTCACGATCTCAACCAGGATCTCAATGGCAAGGCCCATGTTCTTCTTGACCCACCGCTTCGGGTTCTTGATGTTCGTGAACTGCCTGACTGCCATCATGAGGACCTCACGGCAGACCACGGGGAGCTGTGCGTTCTTTTCGGTCAGGTATTTATTAAGTGCGTTCAGCTCCCCATAATCCTTCAGGACTTGCAATAATATCAGGAAGTAACCGCAACCCCTCCGTTTGATCGTTATACCTTTGATGACCTTGGCTTTTTCAAGCACTTTTCTCTCCGTGTATTTCAGGTAAAAAACTGGTTGTGATGATCTGCACGTCTTCTTTTTCGCTGGTCAGTCTCGGGCGTGCAATGATCTCTTCGTATGCCTTCGCCCAGAGCTTCCAGTTCTTTTTGATGTTGTAGTTCTCCCATACCTCGGCACGAGCGGCCTCGCCCATCTTCCTGCGGAGCATTTCGCTTTTGATGAGGGTTTTGAGTTTGCGCTCCCATTCGATGTAATTGTTGTTCGCGCTTGTCAGGAACCCGGTCACACCGTCGTCAATGGATTTGTAAGGCTCGATGTTCGTGGCCACAGTGGGGATCGCCATGGCGGAATATTCCAGCCATTTCAGGTTAGACTTGGCCTTGTTGAATCTGGAATTTTTCAAAGGGCAAAGACCAATATCGAACTGGAGCATATCTGAAGGATAATCGAACATGTTATTTTTCCATGGTGTCAGAATCACGCGGTCTTTGAACGGTTCGATGGCTTCTTTAAATAGCAGGCCAAGTTCTTCAAACCCAACGATCTTCAGGATTACGTTCGGGTTCGTCTTGACGATGTTGAACAGGACATCCTTGACCTCCATGAAGTCGGACAGGTGTGTCTTGGAGCCCATCCAGCCGATGACAACCTTGTCGGACTTCTTGGCCTTCAGCTTCATCCGCTGTTCGTAGTATAAATTCCAAAGGTCAGGGTTCAGCGAGTTCGGCAGGACATAGATATTCGGGTTGAACCCGGAGAGGATGTTCTTCAGGTAATCGGTCGTGACAGTCACCGCGTCTGACATCATCATGATCTTCAGCATCTGTTCCTGGGTGTTCGCGTCATACGCCGTCTTGGCCGGGGATAGCTTGTCAATCCCGCCAAGGAAGTCGTCCACTTCAAAGACTACCTTGGTACCAAGGCGCTTTAAAACGAGGGCGTTCATGAAGGTCTGTCGTTCAGCGTGTCTCTGGTAGACAACGATGTCATTCTGTTTTTCAGCAAACCGAAAGAACCAGTTATCTATTTTCTGCGCCAGACGCTTCGGGACAAACATCAGGAAGAACCTGAGCACCTTGGCGATCCGTGTCATGCGCTTGCCGTACACGTCATCGGGCAGAAGCTCCGGGGATGCCGTGGCGTCGATGCCGTTCTTTCGCATGTGGTCAGCCGGCCAAATGATACGGTAGGAACCGCAGCCGGAATAATCGGCGTTCAGGAGTTTGATTTTCATTTGAGTTCCTCCTGTCCGCGTGTACCGCGTTCATTGATCATGTGTTCGCACTTGATTTTCCAGTAATCGGCCATGCGGAACCGGCCCTTGTTGTCATAGGCCATCCATGCGTCCGGAAAGGCTCCAAGGTTTTCGGGAGACCATCTGAAAGGTATTTTTTCAATGACCTTGCGTTTGTAAAGCGTGCAGCCGGAAAGGCAATGATGCGTTTCGTGAAGCCCGGTTTCAAGCGGGTCGAAGGCTTCCGGCTTATGCCAGCCGATGTAATAGACCCCGCCGATCATGTCGGCTTTTTCAACGACCTCAAGGAAGTTGTCGAAGAGGTTCACGTCTTTGGGGTAGATGTCTGTTTCCAGAATGACAAAGTAAATCTTGTTGGACTTCAGGAACTCCTCGCGGAGCAGCTTAAGGCTCTCTGCAACATTCCTCTGAAACAAGGTCTCCCTGTCCGTCCTATCAACTTCGATGTGGTGCAGTATTACAGGGACCGTGAACCCCAGGGATGTGATAAGTTCCCCGAGATGCAGAAAATACTTGTCATCAAGGGAGTTATCTACAATGTGAACGATCGCCCCTGTCCCGTCTGTGACCTCTTTCAGCCTGCCGTAAAATTCATTTTCACAGTAGGCTTTGCATTCGTTGGTGTACACGGCAACGAAAAACCCGTCAGTCTTCTTACCCATATTAAACTCCTCCAAAATATCATTGGCAAATTGTTTTACCCGGTCGATGTCCTTTTCATCGTCCGCCACGAACCGCTCAAGCTCGTAGTCTGAACATTCCCATTCTTTCGCTTTCCCGTCATCGCCCATAATATTGACGGTACATCCGCACAACTTCGCCATATACAGCAGGGCGGAGTCCCTGTCATACGACCACAGGGTCTTAATGGTCCTCAAAAGGTTCCCTAACGCTTCCATGCCCCTGGCGCTCTCAAAGGATAGCATGAGCATTTGGGCCTCATTCTCGAACTTAAAAAGGTTCCGAAGCGCGGCTCCCTTGTATATCCAACAGGCTTCGATGGTCCTGGCTCTGTTCCCGTCATCATGGAAATATTTCTTTTCCGTGATCCCGAGGATAAAGCAGCGTCTTTCAGGGAGCGTGTAACCGACCGCTTCATCGGTTCTTTGTTTGAACTTTTCATGATAGTAAAAAGCCGGTATTGTCGGGTTCCATGTTCTTTCACCTCCAAGTGCGCCGGGAGCGTTCAAGGCCCATCCGACGTACCGCTTCGCGTTCAGGTGGTTCTTATCCATGGCGATCTCGGGGTAAATGACAATACTGTCATTGTCCGGATACGCTTTATGCGGTGTGTTCCATCCGGGATTTGTTTGGTCAGTGGTTATGAACGCATTGAAGCCGGCAAGGTTCAAAAGGTGCGTTAAACGGTGAAGGCATTGCACCCCTGCTGATCCGCCGAAAGGCGGCGACCATACCAGAAAATTCATAATCACTCCGTAAATATTGCCGGGAGCCTTGCGACCCCCGGCTATATTTTACCCTTAAAACGCCGTGAACGGTCCCTCGACAGCAACGATCCCGCTTGCCGCACCGGTTGACTTGGAAGCCAAACAGTTGAATACGAGCTTCGCGGAGTTCTGATTGCCGTCCAGAACGATCGGAACGTCACCAGACGCGGGAGCTGCTTTGAAGACGCAAAGGGTCTCCGAGTCGCAGTCAACGTCAGGCGTGTTCGATTCGTTCGTGGGGTCGTTGTTCTTGTCATAGACCATGAACGAAACGGCCTTGGTCGTCAGCTTCATTCCCCTGTTCGCTTTGAACTGAAGGACATCGGACGCGCTGGTTTCCGAAGGGTCCATTAACAAGATATCCTGCAGGATCTCAAGGTCGATCTGAGACAGATTGATCTCAAGTTCATACTTGCAGTCGTCCTGGTAAAGCTCCGTGTCACCCTGCTGCTGGTTGTACGTCATGGACGTGGTGCGTTTCGGGGTGAACTTGACACCGCCTTCAAAGGTGTGAAGCTGTACCCATCCGCCAGTCGTCGGTATCTTTTTACCGGCAACGGCATCGCATTCGACATCAGACAGCATGGTCCGCACGAACAGTAAGGGGGTTTTCTTTGTGTCAGTTCCCTGGGCTGTAAAATTGGTAAACGACATAATATTTCCTCCGTCGTTAAATTTCTATTGTCAATTCTATGACTGATTCAAAGGTGGCTGTGTCTCCGGTCGATTCCACGCTTATGGTGGGTAAATGCGGAACGCAACCGATGCACTTGTCTCCGAGCGAGGTGTCCTCAAACTTCGCTGCGATCTGCGCGACAACGTCCAGCTCGTCCATTTCATCCTGCACCCGGTTCCTGTAAACAACATGGTACGTGAGGTTTGAGTTTCCGATCTGCCTGATGTCCTCATTGGTTCCCTCGGAATAAACCACACCAAGCATCGGGAAATCAGTATCGCTCAACAGCTGCGCCCTGGTTGTTTTCACGGCTGTGGTCAATATCCCGGTCAACAGGGTGACCAGGTAATCCCTGATAACTTTGATCTGTTTGACCTTGTTGCTGTAAGTCATCTCATGATTCCTTCGTTCTTCAGTTTTATCCGCACTCTTCTTGCAACGTTTGCCGTGTTTCTCTTGTCTCTTATGGTATCTTTCATGAACGGCCTGTGCTTCTTATTCCCTGACCACGTTGCCTTGCGCGACCGTTTCCATGCTTTCTTGTTGCCCTCGCGGCCCTTCCAGCGATCCCAGTTACCCGTTTCATAAGCATGACCGTACCAGGGGATGGTGCCTAAATAAGCGGTGTTTCCTTCGCTCATGGCGTTAGTTTCATTCCGCAGTGTCCCGCTTTGAACTCCGAGGTATTTCCATGTCAATAGTAATTTGACGCTCCGGGTATATGTCGCCATCATGGACTGCGCTATCACCCGTTCAATCCGTTCAACGATCTGCTTGTTGGTCAGCGTCTTTTTCAGCATCCGATCATGCACACCGTGTTCAGGCGTCGATTCACCTCATTGTAAAAATCACTGTCCGTTTTATAAGAGACATTCGTCTGGTCTATGACCGACGATGTCTTGTTCAATGAGCCGGTCTTGTTCGGCATCTTCAGGTATTCCCATATCGCTATTTCAGCAATGATCTGGTTGATCGCCCGCATCCCGTAATTGGATGTGTAAATGACCTTGTACCGGATGAGTTCAGCGTCCCTCTCGATGAACCTCCAGGTCCTTTGTCCGAGCTGTGCGTATGTGGTGGACGGGACAACCTCGGAAACACCGTCCTGGTCATAACCGGTGATGGATGTGATGTTGATGTCGTTCGCCCTTAACAGCAGGGTAAATTCCCAGATGTTCCCATTAAACCACTCTTCAAAGGAACCGCCCGAAGTGGCGACTGACAGCGTGGTCTGAGCCGCTACATACATCAGCCCAACATCCATCGCTTTCGCGATCAATGCGTCGTCACCTGAAGCGGCAGGGGTTAAGTTCAGTTCAGCGCGAACCTCTGACAACAGCACCATTTTATTTTCTCCCGACTATCGTGTAATGTCCTTTGGCATGAACCAAGCGATCATCGTTCTCGGGCCATTCGACAACACCCATGTATTTCATGCTGTGAAAGGTCCATGAGCCATTGATGGCGACAAGTAGGATCGCCGGTTTGGCCGGGGTGTTCACAGTCTGGGTTTTCTTCATGGGCTCAACCGGTCCTTCGTTCTTTGCCGGGGTGATCGTCTGACTTTTTACTGCCATATAAAACTCCTAAATAAATACGGTCCGGGCGGTTTCCCGCCCGAACACTATGCCTGTTTAGGCGTGGGTCTTGAGGACCGCGAAATACTTGGGAATGACTTTGAAATCCTGCCTCTTGACGTACCGGAGAGCGGTCTGGTAGTAGTCGAATCTCATCGAGGTATCGATGTCCACTTCAAGGCTCATGCGGTCGCCGAACAGGATGCCCTGGCCGAAGTCGCCATAAACAGCGAATGCGGTTGCGGCGCCGACTCCGCTATACGCGGGCATGATGGCCGTGCTGGTTCCGGAGTTGATCCATACGACGGGCTTACCCCAGATCGTTTCAACAGCACCGGTTCCGGCGGGAGATCCCATAATGTACTGACCATAGGTGTCTTTCAGGGTTCTGATGAACGGCCTGAAGGTCCTGCTGATCACGAACACGCCATTGGTATCGTCAGCGGTCACGGCGTCGATCATATCAGCGAAGTCGTCAGCGTCCAGAGTACCGACGGAAGAACTGGCCATAGTAACGGCGTTCGTTCCGGAAGCATTCAGGATACCGGTCACTCCGCAGTTGGCGAAGTCAGAGGCACCCGAGCCGTTCAGAACGATGTAGTTCGCGCGGTAGTCGAACGCGTTCAGAGCGCGGCCTTCGATGTGGTTGATGAGCGCGGGGGAAACATCCTGAAGCGCTTCACTGTCCCAGTAAACGAGGGCAGCGATCTTCTTGGCGGTCAGCTGATATCTTCCACCCGAGCCAACTGAATCGGTGAGCTGCGAAGCGGCGGCCACATAACCGGCCTGGATGCCGTCAACGTACTCGCCAACGTCCATGGCGTTGGAGTTCATCGGGATGGGGTTCAGCAGGGGAACGATGGAGTTCTGACCGGTAAAGCTGACACCGGTATTGACGATGCGGGAGCTGACTTCGGTCGGGATGAAATATCCCAGGTTCCCCGAACCGGCGCCGGCGGTCTCGTTGAAATTGTAGGTATATTTGAACTTGTCAGACATACTCTGCAATTCTTTGACAGCGTCCTGATCGTTGCGGAACTTCGCGCGGACGAGCAGCTTGTAGAACTTGACTTTTTCGTCGATCATGGATTTTTCGTGGGACATTTCACCGAAGATCTTCACGGACTTGATCTTTGCGATTTCACTTTTCATGTCGGCCATGTCGTTCACGGCTTTCGACATAGCATCCTCACCTTTGTCGGCGGGAGCCTGTTCTTTGTGGGTCTTTTTGAGGTTGTCAATCGCTTCACCCTGGGTCTTCTGCGTATCGACGATGCCTTTCACGGCTTCGCCAATATCGCCAAGGGTTGCGACGATCTTATCAAGATTGTCAGCCATTGTAATACTCCTATTTATTTTTTGAGCTTCATCAGGTCGTCATAGATAGATTTCGTCAGCCGCCCCGCCTTGGAAGTCAGACCCGCTGCCTTCAAGTTCTCACGGATAACGTCAAGTTTCTTTTCCGCCTGTTCACTCAATTTATATTCCTGTACGTTTTCGTATGCCTTCATGATGAGAGCTTCCTGATTGGCCGGAAGCGGAACCGCAGACACCTCAAACATGTTTGAAGTGAATATGTCAAAACCTTTTTCCGCTTCGTTGTAAACATATTCCTGCATCCTGAACCGAATAGACACCGCTTTTTGAAATTCATTCTTGTATAAATACAGCGCTTTGTTTCCTTCCTCTGTGTCAGCAAACTCAATGGCAAATTCCAACTGAGGAACATTGCTCTCGTCCGCGCCTATGGCCGCCTCGATCACTTTGCCAATTGCCCAGCTTCCAGCGTCATGAAATTGAAGGACGATAGGGTTTTTTAAAAACTCGTTTATCTGGATGCCTTTTCCTTTGGGATTTGAACCGACATAGACAAGATCATTGTCTCTGTCCCTGATTTGTTTTGAGGCAACGACACGGATAATTCTGTCGCTGTCCTCGGTCATGAGGGCGGTCTTCTGTTTGGCGTTGATCAGACCGAACTGCAATTCCTTATTCTTTGTCATTTCGTTTTCCTTCATGTTGTTTCTCCTATACCGGCATTGTGCTGCAACGGCAGTTACAAATATTTCCAGGTGATCCGTTAGCCATATCTCCCGGATAATTCATAGTTTCAAAAGGTGCGCCTTCGGCAGCCGGGACCTTAAATGATTCCATCAGCTTCGCCTTCTGGCCGTCCATTGCCACATGGTCGAACGCGGCGCCATCCACGATGGACCGGACATCACCGTCGCGCGCGGTCAACCATTCCCTTTTCTCAACCTCGTTCTCATGGTACTGGTCAAGCATGAGGTCGTTCGACATTGATGTGGTTTCCGTCCGTGCAATGAGCAATGCCCGGTTGTCTGCAAGTTTATAAACGCCCTTGGTCGCATTGATGAACGCATCAGCCATTTCACCCGATGAGTAATTATTCTGCAAGCCTTTGAGGTACGCTTCTTTAATGGCTTCTTTCAACTGCTCGTCCACGGTCGCGTTGACTAATGTAAAGTTGTCAAGATGGTTGCTCGTGGTGATGATGTTCCTTGAAGATTCTACCCACTTCAAGCCATACTGATCAATTAGCTTTTTGACGATGTTGTCATTGACCTTGGCATACATGACCACACCGAGCTTTTTCAGGTCAGAGTTGGCGATGCCAATGCGTTTGTCAATGTAAGAAAGAAGTTTATCCTTCGGGCTCATTTCATCCTTCACATCCTTCTTGATCTGGTCCAGCACGTCGTTGCGCCAATTCAGGAAATGTTTCTCGACAGCACGCCTAAACTGAATCTCAACGAATAAATGTGATTTACCAAATAACTCTTTCGCGCTGTCCCGAAACACGCTTTTGAATCTGTTCGGTATGATGATGCTTTTCTGTTCCGGCACGATGATGTTGGTCTCGGGTGCCTCTTTGATCTTCGGGAGGTCAAGGTATGAGGTGATGGTCTCATTGTCATAACCTAGCAGCTGCATGGTCAGGCCGGACTGTAATTTTGTATTCAAGTCCTGCTGCATTGCCGGTATGGCGGAATAGTCAAAATAATATTCATATGTGGTTTTAAATTCCTTTTGAAGTACATCGCGGCTGATCGCGGATGCCAGGGAGTCAAAGGTCGGGACGAGCGTGGTCTCCCAAAAAAGTTTCCGCTGTTCCTTGGCATTGGCATAGTTCACGGAGTCTGTAAGTCCAAGTTCGACCGGGGGAACCTTGAAGATCGCGAGGACTTCCTCACGGCTGACCTGCTGGAGCTTGTCAAAAGCCATTTCGGCTATCGTGGCGCCTGTTTTCTCATACTTCAGGCCGGAACCCAATACAGCGGTCTTCCCGGCATTGTCAGCGCCGCCATACCGTTTCTTAAGCTGTTTCTGGTAAAGGTCAATATCAGCTTCACCCAGGCGCTGTTCGGTGTAAAGAACACCCTTGAACTCTCCGCCGTTCTCAATGGTGGATTTGTTGAACCTGTCCGCTCCGTTCTTGTTGGCAACGGAAAAGAGCAAGTGGTTGATCTTCGACCCGCCGGTGTAGTAGGAGTCAATGAACTCATCATCCATCCAGACGATCAGGTCATCATCGGGCAGGTCAATGAGGCCTGCGCCATTGTTCAGTTGCCATGCGATGATGCCCTTGGCAAGCAGCGCCGGGTTCATTTGGACACGGTCTGAAGGCAAAGGCTGTAAGGCTATGAGACGTTTGTTGTCCATACGGATTTTGTAAATAAAGGCGATGCCAAAATAGGCATAATAAAAATTAACGTACTTCCTGAACTTGGCTTGAGTGAACAGGGGGTGCGGCTGGATCATGAGCTGTTCAAACTCGGGGACTTTGACTTCCTTCTCGGTCTTCGGGTCCCATATCTGGCCAATGGGCTGAATGCTGTTCCGGGTGATGGCACGGATGGACGAGGCGATCCAAGGGTTGTACTTGGCGATCTCGGTCAAGGTTGTCGTGTCCTTGGCATAGTCATAAGCTGACAACCGCATCCCGAAACCCTGGATCTCTTTCATGTACGACGTGACAGACTTTTCCTTTTCTTCGGTAATGGCCGGTAATGAACCAACGGGTTTCAAAGGACCTTTTATTACTTCAAGACCAAATGGCAATTTCATATGACCTCTAAATCAAAAATATTTGAGGCTTTTCGTTTTTCATGTGGGTATGTATCGCGTACCGTGTCGCGTCCATCCCGTGATTGTTTATCCCGATTGGCTCATTCAGGGCGTTGCCGTCCTTGTCTTTCTTCCAGACATAAGACCTTTGCTCCCGGATGATGTTCTCCGAACCGTCAATGATGTGGATCTTGCAGGACTTCAGGAAGTCGATGCCAGCATGTACGCTGTCCTGTCCCTTCTGGCAGGGTTGGATGTTAAACCCGAAGCTAAAAATCTCGTCAATGCTTTTGGGTTCAGCGGAGTCAGCATAGATCGCGTCACTGCGGTTGATATTCAAAGTGCCCATCTTGTGGGCCAGGTCGATATTGGTCAGGCCGGTCTGATGAATAATTTCCTGAATCCAATACTCATCAGCCTTGCGGTAGACTTTAACTAGGGAAGTGGGGTCCACTGAGTAACCGAAGTCCATGCCGTAGAATACTTCATCAAAGCTGTGCGGAAGGTCGGTAATATCCCAGGTGTAGATGACTCCTTCGAGTTCTCCCCACTCCCCATTTCGGTAAATATTCCATAAGTTTTCATCGTACTCTTTGAGCCTGTCCAGCTGTGCCAGGTAGGCAGGGTCTTTCTGTAACAGGAAAGGGTTATGGTCGATGGTGTATTTCAACTTCTTGGCGTTTCCGATGTTCCGCTCAAAAAACCGGTTGTACACCCACGATGTCTTGCCAACCGGGTTGAATGATCCGACCACCTGTTTGTAAGCGCCATTACCACCGCGAAGGATCATGAGGACCTCATCGTAGTCCATTTCCCTGAACTCGGTCAACTCCTCCATCCAGGCATAATCAAGGTCGGTAACGGACCGCAGCTTTGCCGCGTCATCCTGGTTGTTGATGGACCTGAACAGGATCTGCATGTTCCCGATACGCCCGATGCTGTCCTGTCTGTTCAACTCATACCGTAAACCAAAGCGTTCGGCCTCATTTCCGATCAATTCCATCGAAGATGCTTTCAGGGAAGGCAGGGTCTTACGAAGAGCCATGACTTTGAGAGGCTTGTCAATGCCAAGGTTGTGGTGTACCGAGGGGAGCAGAACGATCTTCTGGGCTATTGAAAAGGAATTATGAACAACCGTATAATCTTTTAAATAACAGGTTCCATCTCCATCAAGAGTAAACCCGTAATATTCCCCACAATTTAAAGGTGTTATTTTCAGTTGATTAGCATACCCGCATGATCCATTTGTTTTTTTTCGTGCTAATTTGACCGGTATTTTTGATACATCACCGCTGATTGTCAACCTGTGATACAGACCGGAAAACCCAATATTATTTATCTTGCATATCTTTTCCGACTGGTAAGTGTAAAACCCCAGAGAGTTTGCCAATGATTTTATCTGTTCAATCAACAGTTTTGACTTTTGAATAATTTCGTATGAATTTTTGCTTTTGCACCCATCCGTATCTATAATCCCGGCCAATAATTTTAAACGAACGTCTTCGCTATTAATTAAATATTCATTCGGAATGTGTTTACGGCCTATCAAACCGTAAGATTTAAAAACGCTTAAAAGTCTATTTTTGTGTCTACCGTACCCGACAATATTTCCGGCTGTTATTACATAAGTCGGACAGGTCTTGCATGTGTTTTGATTAATAGTGACTTTTAATCCATATTCATCCGCTATCTTATAAACATAATCTTTAATCTCATCGTCTTCGGTAGTAATGCCTACCTTGCCGGTATTTCCATCGCCAAGCCACAAGCCGAGGAAATAAGGGTCAATGTCAACATGAGCGGATTTGAAAATAGCCGTTGTTTTAAACGGTTTATAGTATGCCTTGAATTTGTTGCTTTGTTTTAGATATTGTTCAACGCCTATAATCCTAACTTCGGAATGATTTGGATAGCGTCCGCGACTGTGATAAAGATATGGTTTCGATGTCGCTTGCCTTTTTTTTAAGACCAGATCATGACTTCCATTGACAACATAAGGTTGAGCTTTTGATTGTTCAACACAATATAAATCAGCGATTCCTCGGTGAACCGCTATCACGTTTTGAACAGTTCCATTTGAACCAAGGATTTTATCGCCAATGGCTATTTTCTCGACTGAGATCAAAGAACCGTCCGGTTTGACAATCTCAGTACCGCGCTCAAAACACTTCCCCGCACCGCGGCCGCCGTAAACAATAAGCTCGCGGTCGGTTGACTGGAATATATCAAGGTGATAAGGATTGATGTCAACCGTTGCCATGAGAGCCGCCATGAGAAATCCGATCATCCATGTGCATCCTTTTTCATATCTTGGGCATGAGGTCTTTGGGTATGTTAATGACCACCCCGACTTCACCGGAATGGTTCAGGTCAAGGTTCCCCTTGGGTGTTCCGTCTACACGGTCATAAATGTATTTGATGGCGTGAATGTTTCCCTTCATGGATAGTTCAATCAGTTTCTGTGCCAGCTTCTCACGGTTCCCTTTCTTCCCAAGTTCACTGATCAGGATGTCTGTCAGTGTGTCGCCTTTTTTTGGCCTTCCGTTTGGGTTCCCGGTTTGTCCTTTCTTGTAGGGCATTGTATTCCTTCTGTTTTACAGTAATAAATAAAAAAGGCAGGAAACTTTCCCAGCTTTTCGACCAATCTTAACATTTATTCGTTGACAGTTCTGTATCAATTCATGTCAATTTCTTTTCCAAATTATATAACTTTCGACCCTTTGCCATGTTCTCATGCGCCCATAACGGTTGAATGTTTTTGAAATTAAAACAAATTTTTCTTTGCTCCTGGTCTTTGAGATTAAATGCACATTTTGGTATTTTGTGGTCCATATGCCACATTCCGTAATTTTCCCAGGTCATTCCTGGTTTCCATAGGGATTCAATATAAGTTTTGAACTCTTCGACAGAACATCCAAGTAATTTCATAAATTCTATTTTCCTGTGGCCGTATCGTAATTGTTCTTTAAACAGACATGCATTGGCCATCTGAACAATAATTTTTTCCACCTTGCTCTTTTTCGTTTTGATGATTTTAGGTTGCTCTGACTTTTTCATCTCAATTCTGCGTACCTGACGTTCGCTCAAACTATATTCGTGAATAATTTGTTTGTAATTCGATCCACATAATAACTTTCTTCGTATCTCAACATTTCTTTCGGCAACCGATTTGGCACCACCTTTTTTCGGTATATAGACAGTAATCCGATCGGCTTCATACATCCGAAGAAAGTTTTCAGGATTCGTTTGATAGGCGTCAATTAACTCAAAAATGTTCATATTATCCCCTCACCGTTTATTTTTATAGTCCGTGCTGTAAAACCCCGGCCCCTTGAACTGAATGCTGACCGCCCCGATCTGCTTGTCCATGAGCTCATTACAGTCAGGGCATAAAAGGCGGTCAGGTTCCCCGCGGTTT